GTGATTATTAAAGTAACGGAAATGCTTATTACCTAGAGCACCATACAAAGAGTTCATAAGAATCTTAATAGACATCTGTTGATTCTCTAAGATAGTCATCTTATTCTCTAGACGTTTAGTAGGAGTAGTCTGATATTCTTGTTGAGCTTCAAGCATTGCTTTCTTAATAACTCTACGCTCATCATAATACTGCTTAATGATAGCAGGAATAATACCGACTTGATCTTTACTAAACCTAACCCCAGAAGCAGCCATAGTAGTACCTTCTGGTATTTCTATCTCATCACTACCAAGAAGCTTATCTACAGGTTCCAGTCCTAGATGCTCTTTACCAGGCAATACAGTCTCTGGACTCATATTATACTGAACAATAATCATAGGATAGAGAGAGTTAAGGTCAAAAGATACTACCCAGTCATGCATACCAGTCTGAGGCTCTTTAACATACGCTCCAGGATAAGGAACCTTCTCTTTACTGAACTTAGGAGGACAGGCTATTTGTTGTTTAAATAGCAAACGATATAGAATAGAGTCCCAGATCTGCACAGTGCCAAAAGTCTCTGAATAGTTAACTCCACCTCTATAAGCCATAGTCATAGCAAGCGTAATTAAGCCCATCTTCTCTTCTAGACGATCCACAATCTGCACATCTTTAATATTATAGTCAATGAACTTCTGAAAGTCATGCTTATAGAGAGTATGCAGAGAACCATGCTCATCATAGGAGAGCTTACGCTCTCCCAGGACTACATGTGCTATATGATCTAGCTTATATGATTCTTGCATACCATAAGTATAACCAAACTTAGTAAACAAGTCATAGTAATCTAGCTGTTGAATACCAGCCATCTCGTAAGCAATTACTTCTCCACGAGCCATCATAATATTACGTTGATCTACCATACCCCATGGAGAGAACTTCTTATAGACATCACCACCTATAATATTTTTTACTCGGCGGATAAGATAAGGAAAATCAAATAGACGAGTATTCCAACCAGTAACAACATCCGGACACCAGCGAGGATCGTGCCAATATGATAACCAAGAGAGTAAGAGATCGATTTCATCTTTGCACTTGATATATTGGATAGCGTCAATGCCTTCAACTTCGCAATTGTCTGGCTCATAATCATATAGTCCCCATACTCGGTAAATACCATCTATATTATTCTTCATAGTAATAGAGATAACTGGATGGGCAGCTTGCTCTACAAAAGGGAAACCATCATCAGAAGCTACCTCAATATCGATGGTAGTAACGTTTACTTTATCTCGTTCAAACTTAGGAGCTTCTGGAAAGCGATCGTTAATAAACTGGGTAACATAGTTAGTAGTACCATATACAGTAAAGTTATCTACACCTTCGTATTGCTTAATAAAATCACGAGCATCGCGCATAGTATCAAACGTCTTAGGCATCACAGGTTGATTCTGTAGATTAAACCATCCTGTCTCATGAGAGGAGTTTACAAATAGAGTAGGCATGAAGGGTACCTTCTTAGCTACTCGTTCACCATTCTCTACTCCACGGTAAAGAATATTATTTCCATAACGATTTACACTTGTATAAAAATTCATAAGATCTCCTATCAAACTCTATTATAGTATAAAAAGAAGAAAGAGGCAACTAATGCCTCTTAATATTTTTACCGTCAATGTGGTGAGTACCAGAATTATGTAACGCCCATCGAAAACTATCCCACATATCCCAACCGTCAGATCTAAGTTTGGCATACCACAGTATAAATCTTTTATATCGTTGGATCATACTGTTCTCTATTATAGTTCAGCCAGTAAAGCCTTTAGTTTTTTCTTTGACTTACCTTTTACTTTAGCTTTTGATATATCGTTGTTTCCATCACCTACTACAACAATAGCAATCATACCCATAGTTTTATGCGGTGTACATTGGTATAGATATACTCCTGGAGTGTCAAAGGTAATAGAAACTTCTTTGCCAAGTTTTGATTTCTTTGGTGTTTTCCATCCATCAGGTCCAGCAATAAACTCTACATTATGACCTTTTTTAGTAGGTACCCAAGTAATAGTATCCCCAGCATCAATACGTGCAATGTCTTGAGAGTATACCATCTTTGCGCCATCGTCTCGTTTATTCAACATTTCAATAGTCATATCTTCTGCATATGCTGTAGCTGCGAAGAGCGCCATAATGCTAGCGGTAATTAGATTTTTCATAGATTTTCCTATCTTTATTTCTTTACATTAAGATTGGACGGATTGTATTGTTCGCCATTATAGGCAGGGTAGGTGTCGTCCTCTACCCCAAAGTTACACGATGCTACAATCAATAAAAGCGCAATTGAAGCATAAGTGGTTCTTTTACTCCATAGCATAAATGACTCAAAGGTTTTCTCTGCCTCTGCTTGAGCAGCTGCTCTTACTTCTTCATCTGTCATTATGATCTCGTTTTGTAATATGATCGATAAATTTCTCGAAGCTCAACGCTATCAGTAGATTCTTGTACTATGTAATCAGTCTTATCAATTTGAGCTGCAGCGGCCATACCAATAGCATCTTCCTGTCTACTAGCAATGGCAATAATCTCTCCATCTTTTTTTCTCACTATAAACATCAGTTAAGACCAAAGCAGGGTAGGATGCTAACATTACAGTATCTTCCATATTCTTCAAGTCCTACCATAGCCATCAGTAACAGTACTGGTACTACAGCGATCATAAAGACAATAACAGCAAACGCTTTGCCAAGATCCTTAGTAGTACAATAATCATGTTTAGGTTCATCTAACATTTTCATATAATCTCCAGCGCTCGTAAACTTAAGATCTTGCATTTCATTATTCATGTTCGCCGCCTGCGCCTCTTCCATTATAAAAACCATAAGGCTTTCGCTTGGCAATTTCAAATGTAGCAACTGTAATAGCAACCGCTCCGAGCAGTAATGTGTGTATCATCATGCTGACTACTCCTGCCCACATGCTTCCTACAATAATACCAAATACAATACACCACATCCAAGCTAATACTTGCATAATCATGTGTCTAGTGTTTAAGTCAGGAATGCTGCTTAACGGATTAGTATTATGATCCATCACTACATTCCAGCAATTATGTACCCATTCTCTCATTGATACGACCTTTCTAAAAGTTACTCTTAAAGGATAATGCGCATCGGCATTATCACGAAATTCTATAGCATCGTTGATATCATAAAACTTTTCAGAGATTTTGTGGTTTTTAAAAAATGCTGTTACTTTATACATCACTTTTCTCCTCTATCAAAAATTAAAAACAGGACCGTCAAAGTTAATGACAGCCCTGCAAGTATTACCCAATCAGGCATTACTTTTTTTCCGATACAAACTCATAAAGTTTTTCAGCTTGTGATTTAATTTCATCTGGATTTAAAGCTTTAGGTACATACTTCTTCCAAGCTTCTAGTGCTTGCTCTGTATCTTCCTTATACATTCCTAACATTTTATTAGCAAGATCTACTTGCATATCATAATGTTTGTCTGCAATTTCTTTTGCCATGTTTAATACATCATAGCGGATTTGATATGGATTTGACATTTAAGTCTCCTTGTGTGTTATGTGTGTGTACGGTAAGGACTATTATAGCCCCTACCGGATAGTTGTGCAACTACTTATCGCGCAGTTTCTGAAGTTCCATCATACACTTCTTCGACTCCTCGTGTAGGCCCATTCTTGCGAGCTCCGCTGCCGCTCTGGAGTATCCAACCGTCTGCGTAAACCGATCGAATGAAGACCACAAACCCGACAAGGGTGAGAAGACATAATCTGCTACTAAAGCTGTCATTAGACCCACCCTCTTAAATTTTCATTTGAGCGAGCCACGTGATAGATTTCACCACGTGAAAGTCCAATATCTGCTAGTTCATAATCTGTTAACTTATGTAGCTCTTTTTCAGTTTGACGAATAATTTTACGGTTCGTTCTATACTGACTAAAAGCTTTTAATGCTTCGATAATAGTTTCAATTGCCCTCGTTGAGTAGCTGTGGGCTGCTAGTATTGCTTGTGTCATTTTGTTTCCTCGTTTGACCAATATTGATTTTACGAGGACGCATTTCTTCTGGAATAACATACTTCAATTCAATTGCAAGAATGCCATCCTGAATATCTGCTCCGTTTACATTTACATGTTCGGACAGCCTAAAGGTTCGTTTAAATTTCTTTGTCGAAATGCCACGATGGATAAACTCTCTACCTTTAGAGACGTGTTCCCCTGTAACAGTCAAGGTTCTATCTTTAACTTCTACAGATATCTCATCCTTTGTAAACCCAGCAATAGCTAGTTCGATCAAGTATTCTTGATCTCCAGCTTTGATAATATTATGTGGGGGATAATGGTCTTGAGCATGTTTAGCTGTCCACTCTAATTCGTTGAACAGATGGTCAAAACCAACAAAAGATGACCGCGGGAATAGTGTTTGTAAGCCTGTCATTGTTATCTCCTTTTGAGCAAGCAAGATTGTATCGCGACCGGATTATTCCGCATCGCTATAATATATATAGTATTTAATTTTTAAAAAGCAACTAAAAAGTTATTTATTTCCGATATTATATTTCGGACATAATTCCCATTGGGCTTTTTCTTTAAATGGGATAATTTTTATCTGACGTAGAGGAGCACATTTAAGATCTGATCCTCCTTGTATCTCTACAAGTCCCCAATCACTAAGCAATGTTGTAATAGTATTTCTACGTTCTATATCATTAGCTTCTAGATTAGCTTTCTTACCATCCAACATAAAAAGCTCTTTAAAGTGGACGATAAAATATCGTCCTTGCTTGTGTAGTATATGACATGATTGGAATAATTTTTTATCTTTACGAGAAGCAACTCCAATGCGAGTTAAAGTCTCTCTAACCTTCAGAAAGTCATCCGGTTCGTTTAAGACCACCTCTAGCATATCTTGAGGCTGCCATTCTACTATATTATTTTCTTCCACCTTTACTCACCTTCTGCTTTATAATTTTTATTTGTTCAGGTGATAGAAGGGACAATACTTGCTTAGCTTTATCATTACTGTACCCATAGTATTGCTTTACCACTTCAATATCACTCTCAGTTTCTGGTTTCATCCATTTCGAAAATCTTTTACGTTTACGTATGATATTTATAAGAAAGTGATATTGAAGTTTATTATCGAGATGGTGGTAGCGGTTTACGACATTAGCAGCAGAAACGCTGTCAGGAAAATAACTAAGACTCCTATTAATGAGAAAACTATTATACCCTCTTTCAGCATGATCATCCTCCATTATGTCTTGCTTTGTATAGTTAATAGTATTTAGGTATTCAAAAGGATTCATTAGTTAAACTCTACATTAGCCATTATCTCAGTCATACAAGCAACAGTATTAAGTTCGTGGTCAGCCACGAATGCATCTTTATACTGATAGTCTGCAAGAATAAGAACAAGTTGAGGTATACTATTAGGATTGACATGCTCGTACATATTATCGTATATACCTCTAAAGATAGCGACAGTATCTATATCCATACTCTCTACTACCCACTTACGCATAGCTTTAAAGTTCTTAGCTTTAAGATGAGTACTTAGAGTAGCAAACATATCAGAGTTACTACTTCCAGATACAGTATCAACATTACCAGTCATACCTAGCTTCTGGCATTCGTTTAGTACACGCCGCCAGTCAGGAGCATGCTTCATAATAATATCAGCTAGACTTTGACTAGTAAACGATACTTCTTCTTTATAGAGAATATCAGCTGCACGATCCATAAACTGACCGCACAGGTTAACTAAGTCTTTCTTAGTAGTATTGAATTCGTATACACCACAACGAGAATGAAGAGGTTCGATAATACGATTCTTAAAGTTACAAGTAAGAATAAACCGACAGTTATTAGCAAACTCTTCGATAAAACCACGAAGAGCTGGTTGCGTAGATTGAGGATTAAGATAGTCAGCCTCGTCAAGGATAACGACTTTATATCCTCCAGATAGGGATACAGAAGAAGCAAACTGTTTAATCTTACCTCGTAAGGTATCGATATTACCTTCTTCCGATCCGTTTATAATAATATAATCAACACCAAGTTG